GGTCGTAAACATCTTCAGATGACACTTGTTCGAACCCATCATTCGAAACTTCATTCTGAGATTCATCAAATTATTCAAAGGGGGGATCTGAAGGATGTGACACTATGCGCTCGAGAATTTATGCAGACTGTGCGGGGATAAATATTCAATCCAACAACATAATATCCAGTCATTTGGAAAATATGTTATTTTTAAAGATTTAGGGAAAGGTCATACCACATATTGAGTTAATACACAAATTAAATAAGTGATTATTCAAAAATAGGTACTTACATGCGGGCGGGGAAACCGACGAGGTTAGCGCCGAGACCGAAGCCGGCACCCTGACGGGCGGTAACACCAACCGAGGGCGAGACGGCGTCGAGGACGGCAAAGACGACGGCTGCGAGGACGGCGAGGGTGGCGACCTCGTCGAGAGGCAGAGCGCGCTTCGGGATGAAGATGGCGGCGGCGGCGATAACAAGACCCTCGATGAGGTACTTAATAATGCGATTGACAATTTCAGCAAATCCGTAGCCCATCATGATTCTATATTTACACGCAAGAAAAAATGCGGGGACGCAACGATCGTTTTGCGATCTACCTCCCGCACCTCTGTCTCAAAAGTTGTCGGAGATAAGGGCGTGGGAGGCGATAGCAACCCCATCTGAGTTTAAAGCATGCCTGTCTGAAAGACTGTAGAGATGAGCTCAGACAACAACGCCGTAATCGAAGATTTTTTGGACGAGGATACCGAAATTCCAGGCCAGCGCTACGTCCTTCTCAGTTTTATCAGTCCGGAGAAAGTGCTCGATAAAAAGGAACTCTTCTTCTTCCAGAAGTTTCTCCATGCATATGAGGTAGACTGGAAGATTAAGAACCTGGAGAAGTATACGGTTGAACTCGTAAAGAACATTAACGACCAGCTTGACGAGCGTTGTAAGGAGCTGGAGAAGGCAGATCAGATGGCATCAGCTGAGATTTGCCGTAAGAATCGTCTGCGCCTCGACGACGTGATGAGCCAGTATGGTCCGTTTATTCAGAAGAATAAGGCAGATCTGAACAAGACCAAAATTGTGGAAGCATATGACGATTTCATGTATACTCACAAGACTAAGCTAGAGGAGGAGTTCTATGCTTTGAATGAGTTCCGTACTTCTATTCGCGGTGTCAAGGTTCGTGGAGTATATGGCAATCCGAAGGAGGCGGAGATCAAGGCGAAGAAGCTCCAGTCCAAGGATAAGTATCACAACATCTTTCTGGGTGAGGTGGGCAAGTGGACTCCGTGGGACCCTTCTCCGAATGAGATCAAGGATCAGGAGTACAACAATGATCAGCTGAACAGTCTCATGAAGAAATACAAGGAGAACGAGGATTCTCGTGAGCAGTTCTTTGAGGAACGTACCAAGGGTGCTAAGCAAGTGGTGGGCGCATCGACTTCGGGTGGTTCCTCAGCGGGTCAATTTGACAGTATGTTTGGCGTCCAAGGTGATTTGGCCCTTCAGCGCAAACTGGAGAAGCCGGTTGTCACGATGGAGAAGGTGGCAGCAGATGAGGCGGATGCTCCCGCTCCAGAGAATTCAGTGGTGACCCCAGACAGTGCGTAAAAAGAAAGATGTAGTAGAATGAGCATTGATCGTAGCGTCGGATTTTATTCCATAAAGACCATTTCCCTTTTTATTGTATCAATACTATATTTTATAACCGGTTCCATCTTTTCATTACTACTAGATGAAGCAGTCCCAGACAATGACCCTGTACAACAATCAACTGTTATGCTTCTCACGGAGGTGTCCATTATTTTTGGTGTTATTGGTGTTCTTTTTTATATGAATCGCATGTTGATTAAGAAAATGCCATTTTTCTTAGACGGATATTTTGGATTCCGATATTCATTGCTCCATGATGCGGCGAGTGGAATGATTGTTGGATATATCTTATACGCATATCAAGATAAATTAATCTCTAAATTAAAAGAATTGCGTGTACGATATACAGATATCTACGACCGTGTGGGTCAATCCATTCGTAGCTCTTATCATTCTGTTTTTTAGAGTATTATCGTAGCAACATAATATCATATGAATATTTCATATGATATTAATTTGATAATACATCTTCTATTTATGAGAAGTAACCAATGTCAGGCACTTCTCCGCCGATGAATGTGGGGACACATGAGTTAGACGGGCCATCGCAAAACGTGCCTTCCGGGCAGGACTGTCCATTACCGTTCGGGGATCCGCACATGTAATTTGTATTCGGATCCGGGTGATACATGCTGGCCATCGAGTTTGATGCCTGAGCGGGAACACGGACAGGTCCACTGGATGGCTCATTTTGAGCCTGCGCCTGGGCCTCCGCCAAATCCTGAAATCCAGAAATCACAAAATGAGGCTCCATGCGATCAATATAGCGTACAATCATCGGCAGCACAACCACTGCCGCAACCAATAATACAAGCATCGCGCCAATTCCCATTGCTTTCGGATGAGCCATTTTCTAGCAATTGGTGAGGTTTTATTATGGTCAATAAGAGGTTGGCGGTGTCATACGCAGATCAGAAAAAGGAGGAAGAGTGTCTGCCACATCCGAACGACAATATCCATTGATACACCGTACATGTTCACCCGAGCAAGAGGGTAAATCGACACCACATCGTAAAGGGCCTTGTGGCACCTCTTTCAATCCTTCCGCATAGGATGAGCAATATACATATAATATTACTCCTACAAGCAATATCATAACTAACACGTGAATTACTTTCTTGTTCATTCTACTTTAGTATCGTTTTTGTACATTAATGGCAGGCCCTTTCAGTCGCTGAGAGGCACGTGGATCAAATTGTGCATTGTCGTCTTCTTCTCTGCCGCGCGCCAGCATCTCTGATTGTCGCCACAATTCTGGCGCACCCATCTTGAATTCGCCGTGAACTTCTGCCTTATACCAAAAAATAGTATCTTCCAATTTATTACTCTGTGTATTGTTATTAATGACCAAACATTCGTAATTTTGCGTACATTGGTCCATCATTTGACAAAAAAATTCAAAGGATGGAAAGGCAGAACCATAATTCTGATACAAACGCTGACGATTGTTCATATATGGCTCTCTCAGAATAAAGACATAATCGACATTGGTACGAAGAGCCGGCTGGATACCCAGAGGAAACTGCATGGTAATGATAAAAAATACCTTGAGCCAACGACCGTTCATAAATAGATATCGAATGTTTTTATCATGAGTCCATGAATCATCGTACATACAATCATCCAAAATCAAGAAAGCTCTCGGATCGATGTTCGATTTGATTCCTTTCTCTAAATCTTGCTGAATCCGTTGCATGACAAGTTTCTGACGCTTTACAAAGTTTGCCAAAATAACCGCATTGTACTCTCCATGAATGAACATGGGTGGTACAATCTTTTTAAAGAAGCCGTTTGACTCTTCTGTTCCGGAAATGACGCAACCCATTGGCAAATCTTGATGATGAAACAATAAATCGCGAACCAGGGTGGACTTACCGGTACGACGACGACCAATAAATACTGCAACCGCATCTTGTGGAATTGATTTCATAGCGAACTTCCGGAGATTGACATTTAGACCACCACCTTGTGCTGCCATACTAATTCTACTACAGCCCATTGAATTGTTGTGCGCTTCAGAAACACGCGCACAAGTCTTCCAACCAAAGAGATGAAAGCGGTACGAAAGACGCTTCTTCAAGAACCCTGTCGAAGTCGCGACCTTACGGAGAATGAACGTGAATCCTTTTCTAATTATGCCCATTTACAACGATACTTTCCTGCTCTCGATCAATTCACCATTCCTAAATCAGCACTTTCTCATAAAAATATGGAACTTCCCACTAAGTATCAAATCAATCAATGGATTTCGCAAGAACGCCCAAAGTTTTGGAGCGCCATGCGCACACCGGTATCCACGGATGAGAACGCAGATCCACCGAGTCCTGAATTGTGCGATGTATTTGTTAAAACGGTTCATTTATTGAATCCAATCGATATCATTAAAGAGAAATACATTTGTCCAGAACATCCTCTTTTGCCTCAGAGTGAAAAAACATGGAAGAGTACACTTCTAAAATTACATAGTCACAACAACCAGGCCTATGTAGATGCGGTGTGTAACTTTGTATTGAGTCGCTTTCGAGAGTTGGATTTAACGCCACACTGTATCTTATCATATGGTTCATTTACGGGAATTAGTAAGAATTATCAATACACAATTACGAATGAGTATGATACCTATCGCCAATGTCGTTGGTTTTGGAAGGGCATGGAATCACATAGCGCACGTTTAACCGTGCTTCATGAAAATAAGGCGGCTATCCCCAATTATGATGAATTCTATCGAGAGATTACCACATGTCCGTTTGCAGATGGCGACGAATCCGATGTGGAATTGGAGCCTCTTGATCTAACAGATGACACGGACAGTGATGCGGAGTCAGTTCAATCTGTTACATTTGATACGATCGAAGAACATGCTGATAATTCTTCCAATATGATGGAGATCAATCAATCGATCACGCGGAGACAATCTTGTAAAAGATCGGATTCATCCCGTTCCCGTTCCGATTCTGAATCGGATTCTGGATCGGATTCTGGATCGGAATATGGATCCGACTCGGAACCGGAATTGGAATTTGATATTTGTCTAGAACTTCCCAACATGCCAATTATTATGATCGCACAAGAAGCACAAGAGGGTGTGATGGATTCACTTCTGGATGTCGATGAGATCGATGGTTTTGAGCGCGAATCACAGGGATGGGAGGCACGTTGGATTGCATGGATGTTCCAAGTTGTGTCAGCGCTTACCTTTTTACAAAGTGCGATCTGTTTTACACACAATGATCTTCATTCCAATAATATTCTTTGGAGAAAGACAGACAAAAAGTTTTTGTATTATCGAAAGCGCGATGGAACGGTCTGGAGAGTTCCGACATTTGGAAAGATCTTTACGATCATTGATTTTGGTAGATCGATCTTTCGTCTAGGTCGTCATCTCTGGGTTTCGGATGATCACTGGCCCGATCAAGATGCCGGAGATCAATATAACTTTGGGCCATTCTTTGATCATTCCAAACCCAAAGTGTCCCCCAATCCATCATTTGATCTCTGTCGCCTAGCGGTCAGTCTGATCGATGGTCTTTTCGATGAGCCGCCACAAAAGAAGAAAGGAAAGGGAATTCCGATCATGAGTGAAGAAGGATCCTGGAAAGTGTACGAAACAAAATCGCCACTTTACAATCTTCTCTGGAGCTGGACGATTAACGATGCAGGTCAAACCGTATATGAAACTGAAGAAGGAGAAGAGAAATACGAAGGGTTTGATCTGTACATTCGGATCGCACAAGATGTCCA